AAAATCACATTTTTTACAGGAAAAAGTAATGGTAGAAAACTTAAAGATTTTGACTCAAAAAGAATTTGAAGAGAGCATTAAGTTAATTGTAAGAGAAAAGAAACTCAATTCAATTATCGATGCAATTGTCATGTACTGTGAAAAAAATAAGATCGAAATTGAAACCGCGGCGTCTTTGGTCACACCAAGAATGAAAGGTCTAATCGAATCTGAAGCTATCAAAAATAAAATGATCAAAAGCAAAAAGGCTAAACTACCAATCTCCTAACATGGATGCATTTGATGCGTATAAAATTTATGTTTCTTTGAAGAATCATTTTACCGTAGAGTCATACGATTATTTTAAGTATGGCAAAAAATCAAAAACAAATTTTGATGCTTTTTTAAAGAGGCGCGATAAATTATTTTTTGCAAAATTAGGCAATAGAAAAGGTGACCATCTTGAAGAATTCCTAGTATCAAACTTCATACACGATCCTAAAATCTGGATCGGAGAACTCCTATCTGACACTAGCGAAACTCGATATAAAAACTGGAAGAAAAAACATGAATCATTGACATACAACTTTACAAATGAAATTGATTTTTTTTCGATTCTATCTTCTGAAGAATTCGAAAATCTGTTTTCAGTAAACGTCGGTGAACATCCAAAAATCATATTAAAATATCTCCAAGGCGAAATTAGTATTGAGACGGTTATTATCCTAGACTCGATATTGAATTTCATTCACAGGTATGATAGAATGATCACTGATCCAGTATATAAAGAGGTTAGCAATCTATGCAAAAAGTACCGGCCCTTCTTAAGGTTCGAACAAGCAAAGATGAAATTAGTGGTGAAAAGCAAATTGAATCTAGGGTAATAAAGAAAATTTGTTTTTTACTTTCTAAAAATCCGTCTTCAAGTATTATACATAGTGATGTACATTATGAGAAGAGTGGACAAGACTTACAAACAGCAAATACATTTTAATACGAGGTAACCAACATGGCAACATCATTCTCAGAACTCAAAAAGTCCCGCACCCGAGATTTGGAAAAGCTAACCAGCGAAGTTTCCAAACTCAACTCAAAAGAAGAAAAGAAATCATACGAAGACCTTAGGTTTTGGAAGCCCACCGTAGACAAAGCAGGTAACGGTATGGCAACCATTCGTTTTCTCCCCGCGCCAGAGGGTGAAGACATGCCCTGGATTCAAATCTTTTCGCACTCATTTCAAGGACCAACTGGTCAATGGTACATCGAAAACTCTTTGACCACACTGAACAAAAAAGATCCAGTCAGTGAATACAATACTCTACTCTGGAACAGCGGTATCGAATCAGACAAAGAGATCGCACGAAAGCAAAAGCGTAAACTGAATTACATTTCGAACGTTTACGTTGTTCGTGATTCTGCAAATCCCGACAATGAAGGTAAAGTTTTTCTCTTCAAGTTCGGCAAGAAAATTTTTGATAAACTCAATGATCTAATGAACCCTGAGTTTGAAGATGAGACACCCGTTAGCCCATTCGATCTGTGGGAAGGTGCTAACTTCAAGCTTAAGATTCGTAAAGTCGAAGGTTATCAAAACTACGATAAGTCTGAGTTTGAGTCGCCGTCTCCGCTCAGTGAAGACGATGAAGAACTCGAACGTATCTGGAAGGCAGAGCATAGTCTGAAAGAATTCTTGGATGAAAAGAATTTCAAATCGTATGATGTACTCAAAGCTAAACTCAACACAGTTTTGAATCTAAACAATGAAGAACGTGTTGAACAAAAGCAGACTGTGACAAAGGAAGAATCTAAAGTCAGCAAGACTGCTGAAACTTCTAAGTCTTGGAAAGATGACGAAGACGATGATGAAGCAATGAGTTATTTTGAAAAGCTAGCACAAGACTAAAAACGAAAGCCCCGAAAGGGGCTTTTTTATACCCTAGCTAAAAAGAATCCGTTAGTCAGATTTCTATCATTACTGTTCAGAATAGGATGATAATCTCTAACTTTATCATCGTTCATAATGATTGCTGTTGGTGATGATGTCGATGCATTCACAGAATTATCTATGTACAGAGGATTTGTTGATCCGCCAGCGGCAGAGCCACCTTGATTTGTAGTTCCAGTATAACCACCAGTCACTAAGAATTCACCGGATGCACCTGAAGTTCCTGATGACACTTGAGTGGATGGCTGTGAAGAAAAATAAGGAGTATATGTGGGACTGTCAACGTATGTTTGTGCTAAGCCACCAAAATTTGCCGTGCCATACTCTCCAGTAAATTCAATCGAAGAAGCCACTTCACCAACATAATTTGCAAAAGGTGCAACAAGGTCTGAAACAACTTGTTCGGTTTCTTTTGCCTTTTCCTGTTTTTCTACCTCTAGATTGATAAATGCTTTTAGTGCATTATCGAACTCATCGGCAAAATCCATAAGCTTGAATCCCATGCTGGTATCTTTTTTATTCAGAGATTCAACAACTCCTCTAAACGTGTCGTAATTTTTTCTTAGGGTTGCTTCAACGTCAATCACCCCTTCGCCAGTTAAAACTTTAGAGAATTCTTGAAGACCTTCCACCTGCTTGAAAAGTTCAGTGCCTTGAAATCCTGATACAATCTTTTCGGTTTCTTGTGCCATTCTCTTTCTATTTGATTCCATGATATACATATTCTTTTCAGTTTCAGTATACATGATATCAAAATAAGTTCCAACAACACGACTAAAGTTTTCACGCTGTTGATCTAAAGTATCTCCACCAAACGTTCCAATCAGACTTTGCTTAAACCCAGCCAAATCTGCTAAAGTTTTTGATCTGAAAGTTTCGGATAATTTATCGGCCGTGAATCCTAACTTAAACATTGCATCATCAAAAATTATGGTGCTGTTGGCTAAGTTAGCCATTGTTTGAATCAATTCTTCATTTGCAAATTTAAACTTCTCAACTCCAGCATATACTGTTTGAATCATTCCGTTAGAGAATGATGTGATCATATCACCAAATGCTTTGGCCATTCCTGCTTCATCCAAACCTTTCAAACTCATACTAATTTGCTGAGTGAAGTTTCTTGTTTTTTGCGCAGCATCATCACCGTAGCCAAGTATTTGACCATATGATCTAACAAGTTCATTTCTACTAGAAATAGCACCGCCAATTGCATTTAAAGATTCTTGATCTACCGCCGAAACTTCAGTTCCGCTTCTGTCACTTCTATATCGTCCACCTTTCTGAAACCAATCCTTATATTGTTCAAGACTGGTGGCATCTTCTCCAAGCGTTCCTCTTATACCATAATCTGTGTATTCTTTGGCCTTCATACCAAACAGTCTGTTCAACACTGCACCACCTAAACCGATTAAAGGCGCGAATGGTGTCAATCCAGGAATCATAGCAGCGGCGCCAACTAACTTATTGAAATTTTTGTTTATCGAATATCCACCAGAAAGACCCTCTGCAATACCATATGAAGAAAAACCTCCTAAAAGAGATCCGGCCAAAGCGCCGCCGGCGGTGGCGCCGCCAGTAGACATAGCACCTGAAAATCCTGAAAGACTTCCTGTGCCCATAGACATACCAGCACCGAAGTTAGCCATGCCAGCACCCAGTTGTCCACCTAATGATGTAAATCCTGCTGGGCCAAACGCTCCTTGTGCAAGTGCTGAACTCATTAATGATGAACCGCCAGACGTTAGCAGTTTAGCCAATCCAGGAATCATTCCCCCACCAAGAAGATTATTGACAGAGCCAGCGACACCCATACCAATTTCACCTAGTGATGATGCGCCAGTTATACCCTTTAAACCTAACGCATTACTTAATGATCCTGTTAAACTAAAACTCGATAGACCTTTACCGCCAAACATTTGCAGAGAACCTAAAAGGCTGCTGATAACAGGAGATGCAACATTCATCATCGCCATATTACCAAGTAATCCTTTCACGCCTATTTTGTTACCAAGTTGTCGGGTTAGAGCATACGACAGAAGAGGAACCATAGCAGGCATTGATCTACTCAATCTAGACATTGCAG